GGATGTGACCGTCCCGCATCTGCCGGCGCTGGTCAACGCTCTGGGAGAGCAGTTGGTACACCTGCAACTCCCACTTCGAGTCGACCTTCTGGACACGCATCGTGCCCTCACGGGTCTCGCGACCGCGCTTGTGGGCTTCCCGCATCGTCCCGACGATCGGAACCGTGATCCGGGCGAGCTCGACCGGTGCATCCACCTGGACGGCCTCGGAGATGAGGTTGCCGGCGGAGTCCCAAGCAGAACCCCAGATGCCCGACATCCGGTTCTCGCCTGCATTTGTGCTCGACATACTGACCTCCTCTCCTTACGCCAACTGGGCGGTGAACAGGACCTGCTCGGTGCTCCGCCCGAAGTGCGCCGAGATGTTGAAGGCGACGAAGTTGTCGTCGTCGCTCGGGGGCGGAGATGAGGCGACCGAAGCCGTCCACCCCGACTGGATTGCGCCGAGCCGCTCGCGCTCCGTGAGGAGTGCGTTGATCTGGCTCAGCACCGCGTAGCGGGTGTCGTCGTCGACGGACGACTGCCCGATCACGTTCTCCTCGGCCCACTGCGTGAGGTCGTCTTGGATGCCGTGCATCACGGCGACGAACCTCGGGATGGAGAACACGCCGCGCGGCATGTCGGAGGTGTCCGACGTGTACGTGGTCAGGCCCTTCTCGACCCTGACCGTCGCCTGCGGATCCGACGCCCGCGACAGGACGACCACGCCGTTGTCGTACGCCTTCACGATGTCCGTCGCTGACGGACCGTTCACGACCCGGAGGTCGGCGAGCTTCGCGAAGGTCAACGACTGGCGCTCGCCACGGTTCGCGACGAGGCCGGCGATGCGAGGTGCGAGCTGGGCCGACGAGAGAACGACGGCCGAACCGGACACCAGCACCGAGTCGTCGGCGACCGAGCCGACCCCGACGTTGATGAAGTTCGGATCGTTCAGGCTCGCCGACCGCGTGATCGCGGCGGTGATGTCCTCGTCGACCGCGCCGCCGAGCACCGTGAAGAACCGATGACCGGCGACATCCTGGGCCTTCGCCCACGCCAGCACCGACGCGATGATCGCACCGTCGGTGAGGTTCTCGAACGCGAGGACGCCGAAGCGGGGGACGCTCAGAGCGTCGAGCGCGTCGGTGTAGTCGGCCGCGAGCAGCGTCGAGCCGTCGTTGCCGGCCGTGAGCGCCGTGTTCGCGACCGCCGTGAGCTTGACCCCGGTGATCGCCTCTACCGCCGTCACGTACTGCGACGCGGCGTTGATCTGAGCTGCCAGGTCGGCGATGTTCGTGTCGGTGTAGACGTAGGTCTCGAGGACAGCGCCGGACGAGTCGAGAATGAGCATCTCGTCCTTCGTCGTGTCGGCCGCGTGGTCCTGCGTCGTCACGCGGAGGGCGTTGCCGGTCGTTCCTTCGTGCTTCGCGGTCAGCGTGATCGCCGTCGCCGGGGTCGTGTTCGTGAAGGCGTGCGATGCCTTCGCGGCTGCGCTCCCTGCGATCCTGTAGGCGACCATGCCGCCCGCCCCACGCTCCCCGTTGAACCCCGACCCCTTGAACGCCTCGAGTGCGGCGATGTAGCCAGGCGACGGGTTCGACGGATCTCCGCCGTACACGTCGAGCCACTCCGCAAGCGAGCCCACCTCGACGACCGAGTTGACCGGCCCCCAGGAGTGCGTGAACACCAGCGCGACCTTGCGGCCAATCGAGGCCGGGATCTGCGGGATGTCGGACGTCTTGAAGTCGAAGAACGACCCGGCGAGCTTGGGCGTCGTGGACGTCTGGAAGATCGACGACACGCTAGCCCTCCTCTCCGATCGGGTTGTCAACCTCGACAGGCTTCTTGGCGAACTTCTCGATCGCCGCCTTGCCCTCGTCGAGAGTGAGGTTCTGCTTTCGTAGCCCGCTGAAAGCGCCGGCCGCGACGTGCGGCGCGACTCCGAAACGGGCCTCAGCTTCGGCGGTGAGACGATCGACGTGGTACGTCGCCGCCTCCTTCTTTGCCGCCTTCTCCTCCTGCTCAGGCACAGCTTTCCTCCTAGCTCCCAGCGGTTACGAGTCCGAGTGAGTCTACCGCGAGTTGCCCAGTCCTGTGTGACACGGCAACCCGCCAGTTCACCCTCATGTCAACGATCACGGCAACGCCACGCGGGTCAGCGATGTCGGGAAGCAGCCGAGGCGAGAACTCCTCGACACGGAGAAAGTCATGCGGGAGGCGCCGCTGGGTGACGCCACTCTCGATGTCCACTCCGTCGTAGTCGTACAACGGGATCCGCAACGGGCGTCCCGGCCCCACTCCCTCTCCACGGATGCCCCGCGTGAGAAGACCCATCACGTCGGTCGCGACAAGGATCGCCCTCTCGGCGTCATCCTCGCTCACGGCCGGGTACGCCTCGATCAGCATGGCCTGTGTGATGTCGTAGTACCTGGCCGGGCCGGTCAAGACAGCGGGAGTCGGCATCGACACCCGGCAGAACGGAAACTTCACCGCGCCACGCTCGGCGGCGTAGCGGATCTCCCACGGATCATCCGGCATCACCGGCAACGAGCTCGGCTCAGCCACCGGCGACCCCGAAGTCGGCAAACCCTGGTCGGCGAGCTGCTGAACCGTCGGCTCGTAGAGCAGCCGGCGCACCTCCCACCGGCGTCCCTGATCAACGACCGGCTCGGCCGGTGCCAACGGCGAACGTGTCAGCCACGTCCATGCGGCCTCGTCGACCTCGAGCGCACCAGGCGACATGCCGCGATGCGTCCACCGATACGTCGGCGGCCCACCGTACGGCCCCGACCACACCTCGGCGAGCACCGCAGGCCCGTCGTTCAGGATCAGGTCAAGATGCTTCGTGACCGACCGCAGCGCGTCAGTGTAAGCCCTCACGCAGCCATCCTCGCGCGGCCGGCAGCGGCCTCCTTGTCGATGACCGCCTCCATCTCCTTCACCCACTCCTCGACACCAGCCATCCCGAAGATCGGCAGCTCGACCTCCACGTCGTGCATCGCCTTCGCGAGCATGAACGCGCCCTTCGAGCCAGGGTGCATCACGAGCTTCGCGAAATGATCCTTGCCGTCCTTCCCGACCCAGTGCAGCCAGCCCGCCGGGTCCTTCGGACGGATCGGATACTTCGCGTGCTTCGGCCCGTACAAGCCTGTCGGGTACTCCACGTACGGCGCGTAGCTCACCTCGGTGAACACCGTCCGCTTGAAGAAGAAGCCGAGCAGATCGAACCCCGGCTTCGCGGGAGTCGACAGCCACGACGCCTTCAACTCGCCCGACTCCACCGGGGTATGCGCCTTCACCTGGGCCAGCATCAGATCGCCGCCCTTGTCGGTGATCCGCCGCACCGTCTGACGTGCCGGCGCGTCAGGAAAGATGTTCGCGAGCTTCGCGCCCCTATACCCCACGGGAGCCTTTCCGTAGGTTGCACAAGGGATGGGCGACCTGCGTGTTCGCGTAGGAGTGCTCTCCGCCGAGCGCGAGTGGCACCCGATGGTCGATCTGGTAGTCGGCGTGATCACAACCGTCCCCGCAGATGCCGCAGACACCCTCGTCGCGCTCCCAGAGAACCGCAGGGTCAACCTCCTCCACGAACACTTCGAGCAGACGGGCACGACGAGTCGCCTGACTCTTGCGCTTCAACTCCCGAGCGCGAACAGGATTGTCGATCCGCCACTGACGCACCCGCTCAACGGCTGCCGACGGGTTCGCTGCGTGGCGGGCGCGGTCAAGGACGTTCAACTCCTCGCGGTGTCTCGCGCGGAACCGCCGCTTCTGTGCGCGAACTGCCTCGGGGTGACGCTGCCGCCAAGCCTTCCGGTGAGCGGGTGTCGCGAGTCCTCCCATTAGTCGCGGTCCGCGTCTCGAAGAATGATCTGCCGCACCGTCGCCTGGTAGCCGATCACCTTCCGCTTCTTCCGCAGAGGCTCAGGCTCCCCCACCACATCCCAGACCGCAGACCCGAGCTGCTTCGACACGATCTCGAGCCGCAGATCGTTGTGGAGCTCGACCGCCCCGCCTGACACGTCCTTCGTGCCGAGCAGGATCGTCGGCTGCACCGGCACCTGACGGAGCCCCGCCGTGCCAGGAGCATCCTCGATCGCCAACGGCAACGTCAGACGACACTTGAACCACTCACCCTTCACCGGCCGGAACACCGTGCGGCCCTCGACACGCACGCCAGCCTCCCGCTGCTCGACAGGGCGGGCCTGATCCACGAGCACAGACCTCAACCCCATCTACGGGAACCTCGGGTCGGGCAGCGGACCGATCAGACCGTCGATGCCGCCCAACACGTTCTGCCCATACGGCCACGCAGGCTGCCCGAGGCCGCGAGCCCAGTCCACCTCGACGACACCCCACGCCGGCTTCTGAATCCCCATGAGCAGAGCACGCCAGTAGTCGTACCGCTCATCCACGACAGCGTTGACCTCGCCGGGGAACAGCCCGAGCAGCATCCACAGCAGATCGTTCAGCGTCGGCCACGGGTTCAGCATCTTCTGCTGCTCCGCCACCGTGTCACGCCGCGTCTCCGAGTACGAGCCCGCCGAGAACGACGCGATCAGGTCGATGTCCGCAACCGAGTCGAGCTGGTCGCCCGCAAGCGCCAAGATCACCTGCTCCGTCCGCATCTGCACCGCCTGGTCCATACCCGTCTTCACGAGTCCGAACTGGTCGGTCTGCGGATCGGTGTACTGGCGGCCGGTGACGTACCCCAGGTACATCAGCGCACGGTCGAGCTGGAGCTGCAACCGAATGTCCCCATCGCCACCCTCGGGGTACCCGTAGGTCGCGAAGTCGAGATCGCTCCACGCCCGGATTTCGGTGATGGTAGGCGCGGCTGCCATAACGGGGGAGTGGAAGCGGGGCGCCCCGATGGACGCCCCGCCACCGTCAACTCGTGCCTACGAATCCTTCTCGTCGGCAGGCTTCTTCGGAGCAGCCGGCTTCTTCGCCGGCGGCTTGCTGGCCTTCTCGACTTCCTTCGCCGCGTCGGCCTGAATCTTGGCGATTTCACTCGCCATCTTCGCCTCCTCCTCGGCGCGGATCTTCGCGATCCGATCCTCGGTCTCGGCACGGAGCCTCGCCGCCTCCTGCGCGATCTCCGCGTCGGCGGCTGCACGGGCACGCTCGGCCTCCTGCTCCGGCGTCCCCGTCGGGGACTCGAAGCTGTCGTTCGCGCCTGTCACCACCTTCACGTAGTCGCCGGACTTGGTGAGGAAGACACCGATCAGGGCGTTCCCCCGCACGCACGCGGACTCGAGCGTCGCGTCCTTCGGGGCGTTCTTGAACTTCCCTGCGGTCTTCTTCTTGTCCTTGTTGGCCTCGTCGGTCGCCTCGGCGTCCGGCCGAGTGAGTCCCGCACGGACGAGCCCCCGGTCTTGAAGGGCCTGCCCCGAGCGGATGAGCTCCTCGGCGTTCTGGTACGGACCGTACTGCGACTCGACCGCCGACCGGAAGGCTTCGTGCTCTTGCGTGTCGTTACCCGACGGCATGTGCTCCTCCCGTTAGGCGACGACGCCCTTGTAGGCGCCTCGCGGATCCACGCCCGCCACACCGAAGTCGTGGCGAACCTTGAAGTCGATCGAGTCGAGCTCGAACGTGTACGGGTCCATCCCGGCCCCGAGCGCGTTCCGGACCGTCGGGTCCTTGAGGCCGACGAACGGCTGCTGCTGACCGTTGAGGAAGCCGATCGTGAACGCCGGCACGTCGCCAGGAGCGGCGAACAGGTACCAGTCGTTCGCGTCGGTCAGGAACGCCTCACGGACGATCGCGTCGCCCTCGAGGATCCCCTGCAACGGATTCAGCACGCCCTTGTCGAAGATCGCGGTCCCCGCACCGGCAGCGCCGGTGTAGTTCACGGTGGTGCCCGTGACCGTCGAGTTCAGGATGCGGCGAGCCACCATCTCCTGCCGGGCCGTCTTCACCAGCAGGGTCGCTGCCCTGATCTGGATCCGGTAGCCGGAGTCATCGAACTGCGACTCCATGTAGGTGATGGCGTCGGCGAGCGAGTCCTCGGAGAGGTCGTTCGTCGTGACGTTGCCGCGCGTGCCGTTGAAGAACGTGCCGAGCGCGTCGTACGCGGTCGGGTTGCTCTCGATGAGAGCGACCAGCGCGTTCGCGACGAAGATGCCGGCCGCGTAACCCATGTCGCCAGGGTTGCGGTTCAGCAGCTCGCCCGTGTCGTCGTTGATGATCGTCTGGCGCGTGATGGAGTAGACACCTCCGTAGGTGTCGATCACCAGCGCCGGGCCGCCACGCTCCGTGCGGCGCATCCCCGGGTATTCCCCGTGGTCGCCGACGTAGCCGAATCCGGCCAGGGCGTTCAAGCCGTGGATGAGGCGCGGCCGGAAGTCCGGCATGTCCTCGACCCGTGCGTAGCGCCGCCACTGGGGCTCGATCCTCGAGTACCCCTGCCAGACGGCCCGACGCACCGGACCCCACAGCCAGCCCGGGAAGTCGGCCTTGCTGTCGGCCTCGGCGAGATCGTTGAACTCCTGCCAAGCCTCGAACAGCGCAATCGGCTTCCCGTAGTTGCCGTAAGGCGTTTCGCGCATCTTGTCCTTTCCCCGTTCCTCTGGCCTCTGACGACGCTCGATGGCGCCTTAGAAGCTGTCCTTCGCGTCCATGTCGACGCGCATCTGCCCGGTGCCGACGCCACGCTCTCCAGCGATGGCCTCGACCCGGCCGAACTTCGGGTTCGCTCCCGAGTTGCTCGTGAGCGTCAACAGGTTCGTTGCGGCCACGATGTAGACGGGAGATCCCTTCACTGCCGAGATCAGGTTGGCGACGTAGACGGTCCCCTTGATGAGGATGCCGAACTTCTCGCCGACACCGACCTGGGTGATCGCCGTCGCGCCCAAGCCCGTCCCACCAGGGGCGGCCTGCTGCTTGACGGCGACACCGACGAAGCCATCCTCGACGCACGGCAGACCGTGGTTCACGGCCTTCGTTGCGGTCGCGTAGTGCATGGCTCCCGGGCGATTCTCTGGCATCTAGCTTCCTTTCCTCTCGCTCAATAGGCTTCGGTCGGGACTTACCGGAGGATCCCGGCGTAGAGCTCGTCGTCGGCCTCGATGCCGGCCTCTTGGAGGATGGCGTCGGTGCGCGGCGACCCGGTCGAGTTCTTGCTCTCCTCGACCTTCTTCGTCGCGGGCTCTCCGCCTTCTGCTTCGGCGGGCTTGCCCTCGCCCTGACCGCGCACGCGCGTCGGGCGGAGTTCTGCGGCCTGCTCGCGCTTCCGCGCGATGTCGGCCTCGATGTTCTCGGCGAGCACGGCGACGGCGGGCTTCTTGACTTCGCCCGTCTCCTCGTCCTCCTCCGCGATCACGTCGAGCGCCGGTGTCGGCTTTCCGTCGACCAGGTCGTACTTCTCGATCAGCTCGGCCTGGAACGTCTCGGGCAGCTTCGACTCCGTGATCATCTCGCGAGCCTTGTCGCGCAGGTCGCGGATCTCCATGATGCGCTCGGAGTCTGCGCGGCCCTCTGCACGGAGCAGATCACGCTCATCCTCGAGCGCGGCCTCGACGAGATCCTGGAGCGCCGGCGCTACGACACGCGCGAACGACTCACGGACCGCCTCGTCGAGGAGCTTGGAGCCTTCGTCGCTACCCAGAGCCTCGATCAGCTCGGCTGCGTCCACTTCTCCTCCTCGGTCGTGTAGGCCCTGTGCGGCCCGGGTTGCAGACGGCCGAAGGCCGCCCGTGAACTTGGTCTCCTGAAGAACCGCGAGCAGGTCGGGCCGCTCGTGCTGCAACCACTCGACGAGCTCCTCGTCGGTCACAGCGATGTCGCCGCCCCGATCCTCGAGCATCTCGAGCTCGTCGCTGAAGTCGTCCGACTCCACGAGCGCCTCGATCAGCGGCGCGACCCGGCCGCCAGCGCCGGCTTCCGTGACCCAGTCGACGGAGCCGCGCGGGCGGATGCCTTCGACGAGCCACACCGTGTCGCGGCCACGCTGCACCGGCTTCACGCTGGTGGCGGTCGCGGAGATCGACGCCTCGACGAGCTCGGGGTCGGCCTCGATCAGGTCGCGGATGAGCCGGACGGGCTTCGCGAGTCCCACGACCGCGCCCTGCCCCCAGCCCTTCTCCTCGTTCGCCGGGACGTTCGGGTCCCAGTAAGCCTCCTTGATGATGCCGCCGAGGTCGCGCACGCTGCGCGGCAGACCTCCCGATGCCTTCTTCGCCTCGGGTGACTGATGGTCGACGTACATCTTCCAGCCGCCGAAGCGGCCCTGCTCCACAGCCTCTTGGAGCATGTTCGCCTCGTACAGATGCTTGCCACGTCCACGTCCGACGCCCGGCCGGATGATGTGGAGCGGCACCGTCCCATCGGAGCCGAACACGGAGTTCGCGCCGAGGTTGACGGACTCGTGCAGCTCGAGAAGCTGTTCGGTCAAGACGGAACCTCCTGGGGCATCGACGCTGTGCACGGCATCGCGCCACAGTATAGGCACCGATCGGACGGAATCGCTAGGTTTCTGCGGCCTTCCGCTCCTCAATCGCCTCGCGGCGACGTACGCCGGCGGCTCGGCCGCGAAGGTATGCGTGCCAGAGGTCCTGCCGCGAGCAGTCGTTCGGCACGCGCCGCACCTTCATGTCGTTCGCGAAGAACTCGGCGAACGAGAAGCAGCCATGCCAGTTCACGGCCGACTGACGCCCGAAGATGTACGCCTCGTCGATCGTTGAGGGCACCCGGAACGTCTTGAGGAACTCCGCTCGTGTCTTGCGTTCGTGCACGGACTCAGACCCGCACCCATCCTTCGCGCAACTCGTCCTCCGTGCGGGAGATCGGCTTCACCCCGCCGAACCGTCCGACATCCCCGCCGATGGGCATGAGGTTCCAGCGGCCGGCGCGGCCGATGCCCGCGACCCGCCACTGGCGCCCACGGCCGCGACGCGCCTGCACGACCATGCCGACTTCAACCGACTGAACGGGCGAAGCCATCCTCG